TGAAGAATCAGCTGACGGCGGCGGTGGGTGAACTGCTGGCCAGCCAGACCTTCGGTGAGGAGGTGCGTGTTCCGTTCAGCCGCTTTCTGGCCTGCCTGCTGCAATGCCCCGGCGTGGCAGATTACAGCGCTCTGACGGTGGACGGCGGCATGTCGGCCATCACCATCAATGCGGAAGATGCCGCGGTGGTTGGAACAGTTGCCATCAGCTGAGGGAGGAAAACCACATGAGTACACTACCGAACCGGGAACGGGTACCCGAATACCATTATGCGTCTGAGCAGAGCAAAGCCCTGATCGACATGCTGGAGGACGCCAGTCTCGAGGCCAAGGCCGCGCTGGAGGACGTGATGGCGCAGTTTTTCGTAGACACAGCCACCTGGGGGCTCACCCTCTGGGAGCAACAGGTGGGCATTGAAACCGACAACTCACTGCCGCTGGCGACCCGCCGCGCGGCCATCCGGCAGAAGCTCGTGGCCAGCGGCAATACCACCTCAGAGATGATCCGCGGGCTGGCAGAGGCGCTCACCGGCTATGAGGCGAAGGTAGAGGTCAACGATGACTACAGCTTTTCGCTCAGCTTCTGGGGCGAGAAAAATCAGCTGGCGACCATCGACGTGGCAGAACTGAAGACCGTTGTAGAGCAGATCAAGCCGGCACACCTGCGCTTTGTGATCAGCGGCATCACATGGGCCGATCTGGAAAGCGTAAATATGACCTGGAAGTATTTTGAGGATAACCCGACAACGTGGGCGCAGCTGGAATCCATGTTCTGCATCCATGCAAAAGAGTAAGAGGAGGGAATTTTTATGGGCAGATTTTTCGGAAAACGCTGGAAGATCGACGGCGTGACGGCAGGGCCAATCAGTCGTCACTATCCGGCCAACGGCCGCTATTCGGTGATCTTCGAGCGGGATGACGCCTTTCTGGAGCAGATTGAGAAGATCAACTGGGCCAAGCCCACGATCCAGCGTCTCAGCGAGGACGCCAATGAACAGGGACTGCCGGAGGGTTACGGCTTTAAGGTCGTTGATATCAAGTACGACAACAGCGGCCGTCACTACACGGTGGAGTTGCAGACGGCCAGCCAGTATCTCGGCGATGTGACACAGTATCAGGAACAGATCGCAGAGCTGGAGAGCGCTGCCGCTGAGAAGGACAGCACGATCACGGCGCAGGCCTCCACCATCCAGTCGCAGGAAAGCCAGATTGAGAGCCAGACCGCCACGATTCAGGAGCAGGCAACCACCATTCAGGAACTGCGTGAAGCCGGTACTGCTGCTGAATTAGAGACCGGTCTGGATGCGGCCTACGAGGAAGGAGTGAACAGCGTTGAGTAAGCAGATCTATTTTGACGCCATGAAGGAAAAGGGCAAGCTGGATGCGACCGACCTTCAGACGCGTTCCGCCGGCATGACCGGAACGGAGCTGTATGCGGAGGATGGCAAGATCCCCAGCTTCGCAGCTGCCGTAGCTCGGAAGAATATGCTGGAGCGCAAGGTGGGCTTTGTCTGCCGATCTACGGCCGGCCGTGTGGTAAAGCTCCTGCAGAACTACGATTCCACCGTCTACCCCCAGGAGCCGGAGGATCTGCCGGCGCAGTGGGGCTTCCAGTGGTCCACAGATCCGAAAAAGGCGCTGCCTTTCATCGCTCTGAGCACGTCTCCTTACGCCAAGGATGACTGCTGCACCCATGACGGCCATGTATGGCGTTCTGGGCAGGACAACAATGTGTGGGCCCCCGGCACCGTCGGCGTGAAGTGGGATGACCTCGGCGAGATTGAAGAGGTAATGGAGGCAGATTGATGACGTTTGAACTGACGCCGCAGACGATCATCACGGCCGGAGCTGTTATTACTGCAGCGGTTCTGCTGATCCAGCGCTTTGCAAAGGGTGTGCGCTGGTTCGACCAGCAGGAGAAGCAGACCACAGACATCGCAGCATTGAAGGCAAAGCACGAAGCCGATATGAAAGCCCTGAAGCAGGCTCTGACCGAGGATATGCGCGGCATCAATGAGGAGCAGACGCTTCTTACATACGGCGTCCTGGCCTGCCTGAAGGGTCTGAAGAAGCAGGGGTGCAACGGGCCTGTGTCCGAAGCAATCAATAAGATTGAAAAGTACCTGAACAAAAAAGCACATGGAGACTGAAAGGAGACGTTAACATGGAACTGCATGAAATTTTAATCTACGGTGTGGCGGCGCTGGGCTGCTTCATCCTGGCCATTCTGATCAAGGGCAATCGTCAGGCGGTACTCCAGCTCGCCACAGACCTCATCAACAAGGCTGAGAGCACCATCCAGGGTTCCGGCATGGGCGCAGACAAGAAGGCTCTGGTCATCGCCCAGCTGCAGGCTGCCGGCATCAAGGTTACATCCTGGCTGGATCACCAGATTGATGTGATCGTGGCCACGCTGAACAAGACCGGCGCATGGCTGGCCACGAAGACCCAGGAGGGTATCTCGGGAATGAACCAGGACACGGAGCGTTCCCATGAATAAGCAGCCAATCCTGTACCTCCAGACAGATGGCCGCTGGAAGGCCGAACCCTACCGTGTACCTGGTGAGAATTCCACAATCGGCAGCTCCGGCTGTGGCCCCACCGCCGCGGCCATGCTGATTGAGACGCTCACGGGCAAAACCTTCACGCCGGTGGATGCCTGCAAGTGGTCTATCGAGCATGGCTACAAAGCTCTGAAGCAGGGAACCTATTACTCCTACTTCAAGCCCCAGTTTGAGGCATTCGGCATCAAATGCGATATGCTGAACTGGACAAATACCTACGGAAAGCCGGATCACGACAACCATGCGAAGGCATTGGCCATGCTGCAGGAGGGCTATTACCTCATCGCTCTGATGAACAAAGGACTGTGGACTTCCAGCGGGCATTTCGTGGTGGTGTGGTGGGCAGACAACAAGATCCACATCAATGATCCGGCCAGCACCAGGAAGGTCAGGACTGAGGGCGATCCGGGGACTTTCCGGAGTCAGGTCAAATATTATTGGTGGGTGGATGCCCGCGCATATAACCAGCAGAAGGAGGCTGAGGAGGACGTGACGCACGAAGAATGGATGCAGCATTGGTATGAGCTTCGCAAGAGCCTGCAGGACAACGACAGCAGCGCATACAGCGAGGAGGCCCGGAAGTGGGCGCAGGAGGTCGGCCTGATCACCGGCAACGGCACAGAGATTGACGGCGAGCCGAACTGTATGTGGGAGGACGTCCTGACCCGTGAGCAGTTTGCCACGGTTCTCTATCGCTTTGCGAAGATTATCGGCAAGGCATGACCATCAAGGTAACGAAAGAAAAAAAGCCGGAATACTCCAAGCGGCTGGTGTCTGACATCCGGTCGCTGCTGTGGGTGGTCACCGTGGGCGGTCTGCTGCTGGCTGCCTACTGCATCCACAAGGGCTACACCGGCTCCCTCCCCTGGCTGTCTGCCATGGTGGGCCTACCCTGGACAGCGCACGGCGTTGTGTGCTCGTTCTATCTGAATATGGCCAAGTCGGACCACCGCGCCGGCGGCGTGACCTTCGAGAGCGCAAAGGCAGCCAACTTCGAGCAGCCGGCCGAAAGTGAAAACAGCCCGGGTATTTGATGGCTCAGGCCCAGCGTCCACATCGGGGAAAAACGGTGTGGACGCTGGGGTTTGCTTGGGGTTTATTTGGGGTTTATTTCAACCGAAACCGGCCCAAATTGGCGAAATGCCACGAAACACAAAAACCCCGGAAGCCTTACGGCACAGCACTTTGCGGGTATTCACGGAAATTGGCGAAACAAAACTATCATAATTCGTAATCAGCAGGTCATGTGTTCGAGTCACACCACCAGCTCCAAAAAGCATCGAAAACTTCGGTTTTCGATGCTTTTTTGTTGCAAATTTGTTGCAAAAACGCTGAAAATGGTGTGGGTCAAAATGTGGGTCAACTGCCTGACCCACACCGTGACCCACATCGGCTGGCAATCAGCGGCTTTGCCGCCTACTGCCAGCTCATGCCCCATGGGTACAACGAAATGCGCGGAAAGAACCAAAGAGCACCGGAGAGGAAATTGCTTCCTTTCCGGTGCTA